ACAGACTCTTGATATTCCACCTGCTCTAAAGAAGATACTAACAAAATGGATTGCAATTATACCAAAGGAAATTGATACACTCCTATTCAATACTAATTTGGAACCATTAAGTAATGTGACTCTTAACCAGCGACTCAATGCGTTGTTCGGTGGCAAGATTGGGGTAAATAGTTTGCGTCATTTCTATTTTACAAGCAAGTATAAACAGCTTATGATTGCTAATGAGGATATGGCAGAGGACTTTGAAGCAGCAGGTTCCAGCGCTGCCCAAGCCAAGACTTATATCAAGATTAATGACCGCGAAAAAGAGAAATAATACATCCGCGATGGTAATGTTTCCGATTTATAATAATTAATTTGTTAGTCCAATCTATCCAGTCTCCACAAATTTCACAACATTTGATTTCGCATTTTAGTTGCATCCATTCTATTTCACTTGCCATTTGTATACTTTAATAATAAAAAATATACAAATAATATAATTATGCCCATCGATATAGTTGAGTGTAGAAAACAATACTATCTAAAAAATAGAGAGAAGTTGTTAGCAAAATCTAAACAATACTATGAATCACATAAAGAGCAGTGTAAGGCCAATCGATTAAAACATATAGAATCCGACCCCGATTATTATATTAAGAAAGACCATCAGAATTATTTGAAAGCAAAAGAGTATTACAAAGAATACTACAAACAACATCGTGAGGCAATCATTACAAAACAGAAATCATATTACAAAGATACTTGTAAAATGAAATTGGATGATAAACCAAAATATTCAAAGTCTTCTGCTGTTGCAGTTAAGCAAGCTACCATTGTAGCGCAATTGGATAAGTTGTTAGTAAAGAAGGAGGCATTCAAGAAGAAACTTGCCGCACAAGTATTAGCCGCCACTGCAGCAGCGGCAAATAATAATATAGACATACCTTAGAAAGGAAAATGCTAATAGAACCAAGTACAAGAAAAGGCAAACGATTTATGGCAACATATGCAAATGGAAAGGTGGTTCACTTTGGACAGGCAGGTGGTCAGACTTATATTGACCACGGCGATAAAATGAAACGTGCAGCGTATTTAGCAAGACATGAGAAGCGGGAGAATTGGAATGACCCGTTTTCTCCTGGTTCCTTATCACGCTACCTGCTTTGGGGAGACTCTACTAATATGGAAACAAATCATCAGGCATTTATGAAGAAGTTTCCGATTACTTATAAAAAATAATTACTTTGTTCTTTAAGTAGTTTTAATATATTATATTACAACAACTTATTTACAACAAACAATATCGCAACATTTTAGCCTGTCTATCATACGACATTTTGCCTCTCATATAATTGCGTTGCCAGGCATTATATTTCTCTTTACCTGTGCTTTTTTTCCAAATCTGCGTGGTCAGTCTTGAGCGCTTCAATTTATTTTCAGCTGTATCTGATAGTGTCATATCTTTCATTTCCATTAATGTGCCTAGCGTATATGATGTTGCCGCCATCGAATTTAAATTTGCTTTATGCTGGACAATATACTTCTGTTCTTGCACCATCGCCTCACATCTGGAATTCACTTCATGTAAACCTACTATGGAGTATTCCACATTTTGCCACCCACCATGTTCCCTGATTACTTGATACAACTTGAAATGGTAAGTTGATTGTAAGTAATTATGGCAACTATTTTTATGGCTACCCATTCTTCTGTTCAAATTCGTTGTGCTGCCAATGTAGCAATACTTTGTGTTTTTGATGGCTATTTTATAGAATGTATAAACTAACATATTCTTTTATATACTATGCAAATATTATATTTCTAACAAAAAAACGAATTAGGAATTTATTATATTACAACAACTTATTTATTGGATTTTTCTTGGTTGCAGGTGGCACAAAGAATTTGATAATCTGCTCTTGAATTGTGGTATGCTATCCAAGCATCCATAAACTCTCTATGACTATCAAGAAACATCACATTAAAAAATATACTATCTTTTTGAAAAGTATTTGGAATTGTCAGTTTCACAGATTTTAAAAAATCATCTTTTATTTTTGAGAATGGAATTGTTTTATGGTCTACATGAAATGTTCCGGAATAAGTATTACAATAACAACAACATAATTTTGGTAAGGACATTTTATACATAGTCGTAAATTGTCCTATTGATGACCTCAATGCTGCAGTCAAATCATTTTGCTTTATACTTAAACAAGCTTTGTAACTCCAAGTGTCCTCTGTACCATCGATCCGTTCAACAAATAATGTTCGCTCATTGTAACTCATACGATTCCGTCTGATATGAAATTGCTTTATACCGCAACCAATTTTGATATGACGATTCTCATGTAATTCTAGTAAATCAGAAAAAAACTTGAAATCCTTGTGTTCTTGATTAATAACAATTAAATCTAAATCTTTGATTTTTTGTTGAATTGCTTTTTTGGTTGCATCTTTTGTTTTATAAGTTATCCCGTTTAAAATAAACATATATATATTATACATATATTTTTATTTATATTGATATTTCGCCTAAACATTATTCTTTTGTTTCTTCGGGGTCTTTTTCAATTGGTTTTAATTGTATACCTGAATAGACCCATTTCATTCTTAATGGTCCTGCTTTGGCATATTTCTTTTTATGCACATTAAGCGCTTGTAATTCAAGACTCAATTTACCTTTACAAAATTCTGCTAAATTGTCGTGTAAATCTTGACATAAAATAAAATGGTCTGCGTGGTTACCTGTAAGCAAATATTTATCTTTGATTGCTTTGTATGGCGTTTCTTCATCTGCTGTTACGATTTCTTTGATTATTGTAATTGAATTTCTCTGATAATTATCATAAAGCATATATACAATAGCATTTGCGTATTCATCACTTTTACATTTCTGTTTGAGTTCCGGGTCTGCTACTTTATAACGTTTCAATTCGTCTGCATCCATTCCATTTTGTTTGTAAAAATCTATTTGACTTTGGTCAATAAATGAAACCACACTATTAAACTCAACACGTGTCTCATTACAATCTACTCCGTCAACAAGCAAATCATAATTGCCTTTGATATAAAAAGTAGCATCTGTTTTGAAATGAGTATCTTGTCTATCATAATTGCGCCTCGCTACAATTGTATCTTCGCCACCTGATATTTTTTTTAACATTTTGCCATTAGCAACTAGTTGTGCTTTTGGATCGGGTATTTCTTGACTGACTGCTAATCGTGTAAATTCCAAATCCATCAACCAATACAATTTTTTGGAACAATCTACATTTTCTTGTCCTGCTGTTTTGCGGCAATACAATAAGTTACCTAGTTCAAATGTTTGCACATAATCCTCAAAACCATATTTTAACAACTCATATTCAATACCTTTGCCTGAATTTCTAGAACCGAGATATGTTGCCCATCGTTTATCCTCAACATGTCCAGCCATTGCTCTTGATAGGAACTCTAGTGCTCGTTTCTGATTTTTGCCGTATGCTGGGTCAAATATTTTCTCTGTAATATCTTTAATGTCTTGACGATTAGGATTTTTAAAATAATAACCAAAATCACGATTAATTTTATTTGTAGTATAAATTGTATTGACAGGAATATCAGACCAAAGCGTAAATGTTTTTGCTTTGAAATCCAACACTCCATCGTTAAAACACAATTTTCCTTTTGTGGTCTTATGAAACTTATCATATAGATGAGGATCGCTATTTTTTACATGGATGTATGCGTAAATTGTTTCAACTATTTTTTTGGCGCCGTTGATATTTTTACTTATTGTTGATAGTTTACCTGTGCCTTCATTAAATGCACAAATATTTTTTTCCATTATATAAATCAATATATTGTTGTTAATTTTATTAACATCGTGTATCCAAACATTATCCAATAAATAGAACAAGCGACCATTACACGATTTTAATACATCTCTCATTTCATTTAAAATTAAAATAGCGGCATCTAAATCCGTGTCACAAATAACACCATTTGCTGGGTTAGAAATATCTTCATTTACCCATTTTTTTAATGTAGCAATTGTTAATGGTTTTTTATCTGGTTGTTTGATTGTTTTCCAAAACGCATCTGTATACGCTTTATCATATTTTGATTTATTGATAGCACTAAATTGATGAAATAATTGTAAACACTCTTCTGTATTAGATGTGTGTTTTAAAATAAAACCGACATTTCGCCAATCGTCATACGAATCACTTAATGCTTTGCTATCCAGATAACCACATTTGATTGCATTTCTTATCCAAGATATGTTTTTGTCTATCTTTAATTTGCTTAGCGCCTCGCTTACCGCTACGCTTTCTGCTTTGCTTTCAACATTTGCTTTGTTTTCTACTTTGCTTTCAACATTTGCTTTGTTTTCTACTTTGCTTAAAAATTTATCAGGTTTAATATCAGACATTATGATTTCAGGGATTGGTAATAACTCGCCACCAATATCCTCATATTTTGCGATTGATCCATTTAACAATTTATAAGTGGTTGGACTACAAAATATAATACCACCATCATTTCTTATATCCACTTTTGGGTAGTTTATCAAAGCATCCGTTGTTGAAATAATATTAGGTTCATACTTACAATAAACATGATACCCTTTATTTGTTTTAATTGTTCTGTATTTTTTTAAATCAGGAAATTTACTAACCATATCGTCGTAACATTGCTTGTCGTCAAAATCAATTACCGTCAAGTTTGACATTTTGCCAGTAATAATTGCAGCAGCTTTGTGAGCAGGGTTGCAATAATCTGTGAAATTGTCTGCGTTTATTTCTGCGTGTTTTGGCATGCCCATTGGTCTCTTTTTTTCTTCTCCTTTGGCATTTGCTGTTGTTGAGATACCGCTAAAAGTAAAACAAATAAATCCCTCGTCGACAAGTTTTTGTAGTTTGTCCATTTATATATATACATTAGATTTTATTTATATCGTTTTTTAATATATAACTAATTCAATTTTTATTTATATATATCGTTTTTTCTCCTAAATATCGGAGCCATCCAATTGCTCCAAATAATTGAATAAAAAATCCTCCATCATTTGTTTGTCTTGTTCTTTTAAGGCGTCTAATGTTTTCTTTACTTTGGCGATGTAGGGCGACAATTCACCATATTGTTTAGTTTCATCTTTTGTCAAGTAGCCTTGCCTTTTGTAATAATTGATTTTTGATGTTGTTGCACCTTGTTCTTTGTTTTGGGCATATCTTGCCTTCATATATTCTCTGATATATTTTTTTGGATCTGCTGTTTTGTTAGTTGTTGACATTATATACTTAATATAGATTAAAATATTTAAATTGTTTTGTTATATAAATATTTCTTAATATGTTCCAAAATGTTCCAATGTTCCAAAATATATTGCTTAAATGAAACTTTCTTTTTTTTAAAGAAAAACAATAATATCGAATAAATAAAAATGTTTGGATTAAGGTTTTTTTTTTGGAACATTTGAATCATTTTGGAACATCCATTTTCACCCATTGTTCAAAAGTCCACCTTTTCTGAATTTTGCAAAATTATTTGATGTTGGATTAATGAGGAGACAAGGAATTTGGACTGGATTTAAGATTGTTGAAAATGTTTCTCTTGATGAATGAAGGTAATTAATAATGTATTAAATATAAATAATATATTATTTGAAGGTTGGGTGAATTTTGGGTGAATGGGTGAATTGGGGGGTAGATTCTATAAACTCCTATAGGGATTTTTGGCATATAGAAATAGTTTATGAAAACTATCATTTTTTTCACCCATTCACCTATTTTTCACCCAAATCTAAAAAAGGTGGGAATTTACGGATTTTGATATTTTCTTATAAGAAATAATCAAAATCCGTAAATTCCCACCTTTTCCACCAAATCCAACAAAAGGATGGATTCTTGCATGCCCTTGAACTTAATTAAACATTTTGCGGTATAGTCTGTAGGTGTCATCACTAATGTGTTTGTGTTTCCGTTTCCTACATGATGAAGGGGGAATATACTGGATTAAATTAATGTTTTTAATGCGACCTTCCTCCTTGACACTATGTAGGATAGTTTGTTTCATATTCAAATCATAAATTGTATGTAGGCAGTGACAAGGCTCGTCAATAACAATTATGAATTCATCATCTATAAAAGACATTTATATATGATGATATTACTTCCGAATCAAATGGGGTCTCTAAACAGTTGAAATGAGCCATTCAATACAATCATAATCCTCTTTTAATATATTGGCCTGCTTTAAATATTTACCTTCATCTTCTGCTCCTACTTCGGTGAGCATTTCCCAATATTCTAATGCTTGCCTTACTGAACTCATATATTTCTCTTTATATTTTGGAAGCAACTCTCTTGTCGTGCTTGATATAGCTTTGTATATGAGATTTTCAACTCCACACATTCTAATATTTTCACACTCAATCAAAGCACGAATCCCGCAAACATCACGGATGCATTCCGCATTTTCTTGGTTTTTTGATTCTGCTATCCACTTATCTCTACTTCCAATACGAGATGTTAATCTCTCATTTACTTTTGATGATTTTACAAGTCTATTATATAAGCCGCTCATTTTATGATGTTGATTTATTTACTTTTATACAATTAATTTATTAGGTTCAGAAAAACTCAATTTTTTTTTAATACAAAAAAATTAATCTGCAAAGTAATATGGATTAGCAGGTTTTGCTTCTTTTGCAACTCCAGGAGTAACCTTGAATTTAGAAGAAGCATTTTGTTGTGTTTTAGTTTCCCGTTCCTTTTTAATTGGTTTTACAACTTCCTCTTCTGATTCGCTTGATTCCTCGTAAATAATTGTCTTCTTTGGTTTCTTCTTCTTTTTTTTAACTACAATCACTTCCTCTTCGGATTCACTAGCGGATTCGTATACGATTTTAGGTTCTTTCTTTTTGGGTTGGGAAACAATTTTCACTGCCTTTTTCTTAGGCGGAGGTGCCTCTTCTTCAGATTCAACTTCGGACTCGGGTTCGGGAATTGCCTCCTTCTTAATAGTAGGCGCTTTATCCATATTTTTCTTAAGAGGTCCATTCAGTTGCTCCTTGATTGCCTGCAATCGTAACCTCTTTTCTTCCGGCGTTATTTTGCTGCTTGATGATTGCTTTGCTGCTAAGGCAGAACGCATACGCTCAGTGGCTGCAAGTTGTGCTTCAGTTCGTTTATGCTTAGGTTTGGTAAGCCCCGCATCTTCTATGGTCTCGTCAGGTTGGTCAGCCATGTATATATAAAGCATAATATTTTAATTTTACTTAATTAAACAATTGCTAAAGTTTTAATGTTGACTTATAATAAATGCCGATTGTCGATATTAAAGAGGAAGTTAATAAGGAGATTAAGAGCATAAAGCCTGTAAAGGAAAAGATGGATAAATATATCAAAGATATTCCTGATGGGATTAGCAGGCGCAATGGTATGATTTATTTGTTAGTTGGTAGCGGAGGTAGTGGTAAGACTAGTTTGCTTTTAAATCAATTTAGAAAGGGTGGGTCTTACCATAGAAAGTTTCATAATTTGTATTTGTTTACACCATCAATTAGTTTCATGTCAGTACAAAACCATCCCTTTGAAAAACATGATAAAATATATCACGAACTAACAAGAGATAATTTAGAAGAATTGCATGAGGAACTTAAAGAGAGAAAAGAAGAATATGATGATGATGGTGATGAAGAGATGGAATATAATTGTGTTATCATAGATGATTTTGCGTCATCACTAAAAGATAAGGATGTACAGAAATTGCTAAATACTATGCTTATTAAAGCCCGTCATCTTAATACTTGTTTTATATTCACACTACAATCGTATCTGTATTTCCCAAAAATGCTTAGGAAGCAGACAACATATGCTACTATTTTTAAACCAAAGAATAAAGAAGAATGGAATAGTGTTAATCAGGAATTGCTGCAAATGAAAGAGGATGATGCGAGAAAGATATATGATTACGTTTTTGGTCAGGAATATTCACATTTAGACATTGATACCATAGAGAATAAGTTGTATCGAAATTATAATCCATTGGTGATTACGAATAATGATTAAGCAATAAAATATCAGCATATTATAACTAACTAACAAATGGAACATATTGAGTCAATTCAAATTTATTTAAATTCAAGATATGCTACTGAGGTCGTACAAGATAATATAGCAAATTGTATATACTATTTACCTGTAATTGAAATTCCAGATGGTCACCACATTTATTTATCACTGCAAAATGCGACAATACCATATTCGTTTTATAGCATCACTGAAGCAGATAACACTTTTATTTGGGGCTTGGTTTCAGCGCCAAGCAATATTTATAATATAGAACCAGGCAATTATAATGTAACACAACTGATTGATGTTCTTAAATCAATAATGGGTGTGTCATATACAATAACTTTTAGCAGTATTACAAGTAAAATTTTGATAACTCATGCTACTACTAATTTTATAATATATGCGTCGTCATTTAATCATATTATTGGGTTTAGCAAAACTACAAATACTACTAGTTCAGGAAATCTTTTGTATGGACGGGATTGTGTAAACCTTAACCAAATACGAGCACTGAATATTGAAATCAATTTTCCAACATATAATGTTAATGTAGCGCAACCTTATAACCAGAATATTTTAGCGACAATTCCAGTATATGTGGCGCCCTTTAGCATAATTACCTATGAAAATCCAAATAACTTTAGGACAAATTTATATGTGAATAAATTAGACCAAATTCAAATACGAATTGTTGATAATGAAAGTAGGCTTGTTAATATGAATGGAATTCAGTATCAAATGATGCTTCAATTAGATTGTGTAAAATTTACAGAATAAATAGAATAAAATATTAGTATACATATATAAATGATAGGATATAAAAACCCTTTAGGCAAAGCGATGATAGGTCATAATATGCCACTTGGTAAAAGTCGCATAGGTTCGAAAGTTCCATTGTTGTTGAGACCTGCTGCCAAACAAGTTGCAGAAGCCTTAATAAGAAAAGTTTCTGGAGGTTTAGAGAGAAATGTTTTGAAGAGATAAAAATTAAAATAGAAGTTGTGGGTTTTAGTCCGCCTCCCAATTTTATAAATTTTAATTTTATTTAGCCAAAATAATGATTTAATTACAATTAAGTCATTATTTATTTTCTGGGCTATTATTATAATGATTCCAACCAACTTGCGATATCAATCAAAGACGGAGAGTGCTCCTGCTCGCAGATATTTGACCCAAATCCAACCCCAGGGTGGTTCGGGCACATATAACCCTGGTGACACCATCACCATTAATATCCCCACTCGTGCTAACACTGCTCTTATCCCCTCTGAGTCTTATTTGAAGGGTAATTTTAACTTGATTGCCACAGGTGCTGCTACTTCGTCTTGTTTAGAGAGTTGCGGATGGCACCAGTTTATCCAGCGTGTCCGTGTGTTTCACGGGTCCAATTTATTAGAGGATATTGATAATTATGGTCAGCTTGCCAAGATATTGTATGATTACCAAGCCCCTGAAGATGCTGTCAAGGGTCGCTTTGCTATTACCTCTGGAACAAATGAGGAATACTCTGTTGCTACTGCTGGTGCTATCTCTGCTGCCACTTTGTTGAACTCTCGCTCTGTCAACAGAGGTCGTGCTACTGGTGCTCTTGCCGCTTCTACCACCACTTTCGCCTTTGCTATCAACTTGGTTTCCCTTGTTGGTGCTTTAGCAGGTGATAAGTATTTGCCTTTGTGGGAAATGACTGCTGCTCCCCTCCGTGTTGAGATTGTGCTCCAATCGTCCCTCATCCGTGCGATGATGGTTGAAGGTGGAACTGGTCTTACCTTTACCGCTTCAAGCATCAACTACTGTGGAGAATTCTTGGAGTTACCCGATTCTGCCGTTTCTGCTATCAAGGCTGGTTCTTCCAATCCAATGCAAATGGTTCTCCCTTCATACAGGTCTTACACTAACTCTGCTTCTGTCCCTGCTACTACTGCCACCCAAGTTAGTTTCCCTATCCCTGCTAAGTTCAGCAGTTTGAAGAATATCTTTGTAGCTTCTAGAACCACTGCTGGTTTGGCGGCTCAATATCCTTCGTCTCATTGTGCTTTCGGTCTAGGCTCGGCAAATAGTATTGGTTACCAGTTCAGAGTTGGAAGTGAAGTTTTGCCTTCTACTCAACCGACCTCTATACCTGAAATATACACAGAGGCTGTTAAGTGCTTTGGTTCTCTTGCTGATTTACATCTCCAACCTTCCATTGATAACACTGCCTTTTCTCTCAATGCTCCCAACACAGTTGCTGGTTTGATAGAAGCCTCTACTGAGGATTCTGGTGCTTTCTTGATTGGTATTGATATGGAGGTTTACCAAAATGCTGATAAGGCGTCCATCTTCGCTGGCACAAATACCAACACAAGTGATATCTTCAGTATCATCAACTACTACAGTTCTGGTGCGATAACTGTCCTCCAAACTGCCTTTGCTTGTTATGACCAGGTCCTAGTTTATGAGAATGGTGTCTGCTATGCAAGATATTAAACACATTGTCATGGTAGTTTAGCACATTAATAATAAAATCTATGTTTATTATAAATGGATATCGAAATTGCGAAATTATGGTTGAATACCGGTTCTTTAACAACATCACAATCGCAAACAGGAATAAGGTCGGCAAACTTCATGTCAGCAACCTTCAATTTTGATTTACGAATTGTTTTAGGCGAAACGCTTTGGAGCAAATACAAGTATTTCAAAGTGTATTACAATGATTCGGTTA